AGCGAAAATCACAATATTTATACAAAAAATCTCGTAATCTGTAAAAATATAGAGGAAAAGCAACTTGCCAGAAAGGACTTGAGTGGAGATGATTCCGTTCCATTATATGGTTATGAAAACATGATATAATTTAATAAGCAGGAACAAATGTTTGGAATATTGGGAGGGATTTACGTGGATTACAAGAAAGAAATTATTGAGATGATAGAAAAAATAGAAAACGCTCGTTGGTTAAGAACAATATACGTATTTATAAAAACATTAGTTGAATAAAAAGAAAAAGACAAGGGTTTGCGCATTGCCCTTGTCTTTTCTTTTATTTTGCTGAAATTGCATCGATTAGCTTTTCTAATTTATCCCATCCAGAATCATCAAGCCTTGCTAAAGCATTTATGAGACGATATTTAAAATCGTCATCATCAGCTTTTGTAACATATCCAAGTAATTTCGAAATTTCATCATTCCTTTTAACTGGATAAAACATCTCGCCTTCGCCATTTTTAAGCCATTCTTCACGAACATTAAATTCTTTACAAACATCATCAATTGTTCGATCTGAGGGAACTTTGTTTCCTATTTCAATTTGTGCTACAAAATTCCTACTTATTTTCAGCTTATCTGCAAATTCTTGCTGAGTTACGTTCAATTTTTTTCGCAACTCTTTAAATCTGTCTTTCAATTTAATTCCTCCTTTCTGAAAATATAGTACCATAAAATGTTTACAAAGTCAACAAAAAACTATTGACAAATGTTGTCTCAGGAACTATACTGTGTTTACAAGGTAAACAAAGAAAGGAGGGAGGTTAAAGTGTTAAATAACTTGAAGAAAGTTCTTGATGATAAAGGGATTACAATCAGAGCGTTTGCAAAGGTTCTTGGTGTTGATGAAAGGACTATTCAGAACAAGATAAAGGGGAAAACACCTTTTACATATCCAGAAGCAGTCCTTTCTAAAAAAGAGCTTTTTCCAGAATATGATCTGGAATATCTGTTTAAAGAAGAATAGCAAAAAACTGACAGGAGTGCTGTCCTATCAGTTCTTGCCTAAATTTGTTTACCCTATGTGTTTTGCAGACCGATTGCGTACTTGCTTTCAGCCACATTCTCAGCACCAAATGTTTCCTTGAAACACTTCGCCACTTACGCAGTTTTAGTTCTGCGATTGAGTAAAAAAAGATTAGCTGCCCATTATTTGGGTATGAAAGAATTTTAACACATAGGAAAAATATTTTCAACACAAAACGGAATTGAAAGTCAGATTAAGAAAGGAGTGATAAACACGAACCAGTTAGTACATATTGGAAATTCGGATATCTCAATAAAAGAGTATAACGGTCAGCGAGTGGTTACATTCAAAGATATTGATGCAGTTCATGGCAGACCAGACGGAACAGCAAGCAGAAATTTCAGAACAAACAGAGAGCGCTTTATTGAGAACGAAGATTTCTTCCGAGTAAGCGCCGACGAAATTCGTCGTACCAAAATTTTTGACATTCCAGACAAGGCAACTTCCGATTATGCGCTTATTACAGAACAGGGTTATCTAATGTTGGTAAAGTCCTTCACAGACGATTTGGCATGGGATGTTCAGAGACAGCTTGTAAATGGATATTTCAAAACTAAAGAAACTGTAAAAAGAGCATTGTCACCAGAGCTTCAAATGTTACAGGGACTACTTTCACAAATGGTAGAGAAAGAACTTGCCGACAAAGAAAGAGATAGACAGATTTTAATTGCCAAAGAAACAGCCGATAAAGCTGTTGCGACTACAGAGAGCATCAAAGAAGCGGTTAAGCCTGTATTTGATAACTGGCGTTCAGAAATTAATTCTAAATTCAATCGCATACAAAAAGGTGCTGGAGCAGAGTTTAAAATGCTTAGAACAGAAATGTACACAGAATTGGAACGCCGGGCTGGATGTGATCTGAATACAAGATTAAGAAATAAGCGAAAACGCATGGCTGAAAATGGTTGCACCAAAACAGAGATTAATTCACTAAACAAAATGGACGTCATCGATGACGATAAAAAGCTGCGAGAGATTTTCTCCAAAATCGTAACTGAATACGAAATTAAATATTGTGCGTAGAAGAAAGGAAGTGAAATAGATAATGTCAGAAAAAGAAAAAAAAATCGTAGAAAAGCTGAAAGAAGCAATTCCTAAGATGTCGGAATTTGATAAAGGCTACATTCTTGGGAAAGTGGAAAGTTTTTCTGATAACAGCCTGGAACAAAAAACAGATAAAAAAGAAACTGTTGATTCAGATTAGAAGAGAGGTTGGAAAATGACGATTATTAAATTTAAAAATGGGGAAACAATCGAAGTCCCGTGCGTGTTCCCGGATGATATTGTGAAACCAGATATTAGAGATCAACTGATACGCTTAGAATGGGATGATGAGGGAAAACAATATTGCTTGAAGTTTAACCCAGTAGATGTGCTCTATGTAAAAGAGATTACATAAAGCACACCAGATAATTATTTAGCTGATGGGTATTCTGTTGCAGTTGCTTTTCCAACTTTTACAGGTTCTTTGCTTAACAAGGTAAGAAATTCATCATTGTATGTGTGGTATAAATCAAGAATTTCTTTTGAACCAGAACCTTCCTTAACTGCTTTGGCAACAGCCAAGTCGTGAGCAATTTGAAAGTTATCCATTATTAACACCTCCTTCCTCAAGGAGATTATATCATAGAATGGAGAAAAATTATATGAATGATACATATAATGTTTTTTATTCTATTTTGGAAGAGCTCCAAGCTATTCACAATATCATG